CACAGTTTCGCCGCGTGACGTTCGTCATGGGCACGCAGATGGGCAAATCAGTGACAATGGAGAACGTGGTCGGGCATCGCATCGATGAAGATCCGACCCCGGTGCTGTACGTCACACCGACAAAGCCGCTGATCACTAGCACGGTCGAGCCGAAGTTCATGGACATGTTCCGCGAGTGCGCAGCGCTCTGGCGGAAGTACGACAAGCGCCGTTCGACCCAGTTCACGAAGTGGATCGGTGGCACCAAGTTTCGTTTTGCCTGGGCAGGCTCGCCCACTGAGCTCGCCGCCGACTCTGCCGGTCTGATCCTGGTCGACGAGGTGGACCGGATCGTCAACACCGGCGAAGGCGACACTACCGAGATCATCGAAGCGCGTGGCGATGCGTATGTCGACTCGAAAGTCGGCTATACCGCGACGCCGCTGCGTGGCCGGGTAACGAAACGAAAGCACCCAGACACAGGCCTCGAGCACTGGCAAGTGGGCAAAAAAGGCGCGGTCACATCGAAAGTGTGGCGGCTCTGGCAGTCGGGCACGCGCCACGAGTGGGCGATCCCATGCCCCAACTGCCTCGACTACTTCATCCCGCACATGGATCTGCTGTGGTGGCCTGGCCAGGGCAGCAAAGAGGAGTGCTCGCCGGACGTCGCAGAGCGCGAGGCGCGCCTGATTTGTTCCTGCTGTGGCGAAGGTGTCGAGGACAAGTACCGTCCCTGGATGAATGCGCGCGGCGTTGCCGTTGCCCCTGGTCAATCAGTCACTAAAGCGCGCCGCAAGGGCGACCAGGTGTTGCCTGGTGAAGTGACCGGCACGGCAGAGACCGAAGGGTCGAGCCACTACTCGCTGTGGGTGTCCGGCCTGGTCAGCTTCGCGGCTAAAAAATCCTACGGCTTTCTTGCTAAGAAGCTGCTGGAAGCGCAGCAATCGGGCGACCCCGCCACGCTCCAGGGCGTCACTAACACCGGCTTTGGTCAGTTGTTCGCCGAAGTCGGCGATGTGCCCACCTGGGAGGAGATTCGCTCTATGCGTTGGGCCTACGCCAGCGGCGAGCTCATTCTCCCTGAGCCGCGCCAGATCTTCATGACCATCGACGTGCAGAAAACGCGCCTCGAATACGTGGTTCGCGCCTGGTTTACCGGCATGGGTTCGCAGCTCCTCGAGGAGGGCGAGCTGTGGGGAAACACCGATGAGGATGCGGTCTGGGAAGATCTCGCCGAGCAGATGGATCAGGAGTACGGCGGTCATCCGATCAATGAAACCGGCATCGACATCGGCTACCGCGACGACCAGGTCTACAAGTTCATCAACGCGCACAAGGGCCGGGCGATCGCGCTGCGTGGCCGTGACCGGCTCGATAAGCCGTTCAAGAAAGAGCTGGTCGAGGTCAACAAGCAAGGCAAGGTGCGCAAGCGCGGCGATGCCCGCTGGGCGTTCGATTCGCCGCTGGCCAAACGGTGGGTGCATAGCCGCATCAGCCGCGCGCAAAGCGGTGAAGCTGATCGTTACCCCGGCTGGTGGCTGCTCCCTACGGACGTTACCGACGACTACTGCAAACAGATCGTCGGTGAAGAGTGGAGCGAGGAAACCGGCACGTATAAGAAAATCGGCGAGAACCACAAGCTCGACTGCGAAGCGATGCAATACATCATGGCGCTACGCGCGAAACTGCACAGACGCAAGCGAGGCGCACTCACGTTGGGCGATCTGAAACGCTTAGCGAAAGGCGACAGCGGTGAGTCAGTCGATGATACCGACACACCAGCCGAGCCAGCAGCAGAGGCGGTCTCTACCCCTGACGAAAGCACGCCACCAGCACCGCCCAAAAAGCGCGGTCGCTTCAAAGTGATTAAGAAACGGCGGTAACTCATGGAACCGAAAAAACTACACGCGGGCGATTCCGTCGCCTGGGGCCGTGCTGTGCCTGAGTATCCGGCCAGCGACGGCTGGGCGCTGCGTTATGTGCTGCATGGCCCCCAGGTGATCGAGATCGAGGCGTTCGACGACCACGGCGTTTATCGCGTTGAGATCGAGGCATCAAGCACCGAGCAGTGGTCGCCTGGGCAGTATCGCTGGGCGGCGTTCGTGGTGGGGCCAAACGATCAGCGCTACACGATCGACACCGGCAACATCGTCATCGCGCCCAACTGGTTGCTGGCCGAGCCGGGCGACGTTCGCAGCCATGCCCAGCGCATGCTGGATCTGATCGAAGCAGCGCTGGAGAAGCGCATACCGAAAGATCAGCAAAGCTACGAGATCGATGGCCAGCGCCTTGACCGTATCCCCATTGAGAGGCTCCAGGAGCTACGCCGCGCGTACCGCCGCGAACTCAATCGCGAGCGCAGCGGTTCCCCCTTTGGTCGCTTAATTCAAGCAAGGATGTAACCCATGGGCCTACTCAAGCGAGCAGCTCGCGCGTGGAAGCTCGCTGGGCAGGCCGATTCGCCGCCTGCACAGCCAGCTCGAAAAGAGCCCACGCTCACGCGCAGCTTCAAAATGGCGCGGCAGACTCGGCTCAATAATTCCTGGACCGGGCGCAGTAACGCGGGCGACGCCGACCACGTCATTTACAAAGACCATGAAACGCTTCGCCAGCGTGCCCGCGAGCAGTCGATCAACTCCGGCTATGCCAAGCGGTTTTATCGCCTGCTGCGCCAGAACGTGATCGGGCCGCATGGCATCACGATGCGTTCAAAGGCGCTGAAAGCGAACGGCTACGCCGACGACGAGATGCGCCGGGTGATCGAGCAGGAGTTCAAAAAGTGGTCGAAGCGCGGTAACTGCGACGTCACCGGGCGCTATAGCTTCGTGACCTTCATGTGGCTATGGATCGACACGCTCGCCCGCGACGGAGAGGTCATGGTGCGCATCCTGCGTAACTGGCCCAACCGTTGGGGATTTGCGCTGCAGATCATCGAGTCGGATTTGCTCGATACCACGCTGAATACCTGGCTGAGCAACGGCAACCGGGTGCGCATGGGTGTCGAGATCGACGAGTGGGAAAAGCCCATCGCCTACTGGCTCAAGCGTTCACACCCCGGCGACAGCTTCGAGCGCCCCGCAGAGCAAGAGTATCAGCGGATCCCCGCCGAGGAGCTGCGCCTGACGTTCGACCCTTGGCGTCCACACCAGTCGCGCGGTTTTACCTGGACGCATGCCGGTGCCAACGACCTGCACCACGTCGAAGAGTACGCCGGTGCCGAGCTGATCGCGGCCGAGCAGGGCGCGAAGATGACCGGCTTCTATGAACAAGATGCCGAGTGGGTCGACCCGCCGGGTGATGAAGATAGCGACGACGCCGATCAGGGCGTGATCATCGAAGAGATCGAGGCGGGCAGTGCCCGCCTCTTGCCGTATGGCGTGACGTTCAAGCCCTACGACAACAAGCATCCCTCGACCAACTTCGCGCCGTTCACCAAAGCGGCGGTGCGCCGTATTGCCGGAGCCTTCGGGCCTTCCTACAACCGCCTTGCCCATGACCTCGAAGGCGTCAGCTTTTCGAGCCTGCGCAGCGGCGAGATTGACGAGCGCGACTTTTACAAATGCATCCAGCAGTTCGCGATCAGTGAGCTGTTGGAGTGGGTCGGCGAAGTGTGGATGGAGTGCTCGATGCTCAAGGGCGTGCTGAAAATCCCGCCGCGTGCCTGGGATCGTCTCGCGCCGATTGAGTGGCTGCCGCGCGGTTGGGATTGGGTCGATCCGAAGAAAGACAGCGATGCCGCGAAGACCGGCATCGAGACGCTGACCGACTCAGTCTCGGACATCATGCGCCGCAAAGGCCGCGACCCGGATGACGTTTACAACCAGATCAGCGAGGACATTCGCCGGTTCGAGCGTCTCGGTATACCCAACCCCTACGGAAAAGCTCTCCAGGCTAACGGAGTAACCCATGCCGAACCCGACGAAGAAGACGACGACGAGCCAAACGCCACCGGCACCGATTGACCCCTCAACGCTGCCGGTGCTGCGCCAGATCGAAGGCCAGCCGGTCGTGCGGTCGCTGAGCGTCGAGCGCGAAACGATCGACGAGGAAAACCGCACGGTCGAGATGTCGGCCACCAGCGAGTACCCGGTACAGCGCTGGTTCGGCATGGAGGTGCTGGATCACAGCCAGGGCGCGATTGACTGGTCGCGGATGCGTTCCGGCGCACCGCTGCTGGCCCAGCACGACCGCTGGTCGACGAAAGGGCAGATCGGTGTCGTCGAGGAAGCCTGGCTGGACGATGACCGCCGCATGCGCGTGCGTGTGCGGTTCTCTAAAGGCAAAGAGGCCGAAGAGATTTGGCGCGATGTAGTGGATGGCATCCGGCGCAACGTGTCGTGCGGATACCTACCGCAAGAAATGGTGCTCGAAAAACGCGAAGGCGATTTGGAGCACTTCCGAGTAACCCGCTGGCAGCCGTTTGAAATTTCCATCGTTTCGGTTGCCGCCGACCCGACGGTCGGCATCGGTCGTTCAACCGACCAGACCACCAGCACTATCACCATTCGAGGATCGGAAATGCCGAAGCCGAACGAAAGCACCACTACAACCACGACAACCCAGCCCAGCGGCAACGATGGCGGCGAGCATCAAGAGCCGACCACGCGCACATTTGCTGAGCCAAAAGACACCGCGCTGGAAAAAGAGCGTCAGCGTAGCGCGGACATCCTCGCCTTGGGCGAGCGCTTCCAGCAGCGTGATCTGGCAATGCAGGCAGTCACCCAGGGCCATTCAGTCAATAGCTTTCGCGCCCAGCTCTTGGAGCGCCAAGCGCCGCAGCCTATCGACACGAACCCTGGTGACAACCAGCGCGACCTGCCGCAATTCAACCACCAGAAGGGTGGCCAGAACGTAGAAAAGCTGGGCATTACCGAGCGCGACATGAGCAAGTACAGCCTGTTGAGTGCCATCAACGCGATGGCCACCGGCGACTATAAGGACGCGGGGTTCGAGCGTGAGGTATCAAACGCCATCGCGGACGCGTCCGGCACCGAGGCGCGCGGCCTCTTCATGCCGCACGAAGCGCTGTTCGGCGGCATGCTGCGTCAGCAGGAGAAGAAAACTCCCAGCAAGGGTGGCGTGCTGGTCGATACCGATCTGCGTACCGATATGTACACCGAGATCCTGAAAAATCGCACGGTGCTGGGCGCGATGGGCGCGACGGTATTGAGCGGCCTGCAGGGCGACGTGGACATTCCCAAGCAGCTCAGCGAGGGCAACTTCTACTGGCTGGATGAGGACGGTGAAGCGCCGCTGACCGATATCGACTTCGGCACTATCGGCCTGTCGCCGAAGACCATCTCTGGCGCGATCGCGATCACTCGCCGCCTGCGCAAACAGTCCAGCATGTCGATCGAGAACCTTGTCCGTAACGAACTGCTAAGCGGCGTTGCGGTGACAACCGACAAGGGCTACCTGTACGGCACCGGTGAAGATAACCAGCCGCTGGGCCTGATGTACCAGACGGGCATTCCGGGCCTGACGTATGACGATAAGTTCGGCTGGGATGACGCGGTAGACATGGAAACTCAAGTGGGCCAGGCCAACGTCAGCGCTAACGGCATGGGCTACCTGACCAGCGTTGGCCAGCGCGGTGCGGGCAAGAAAACCTTTGTGGCAGCGGGTACCGGCGAACGGCTCTGGCATAACAACGAAGTCAATGGCTACCGCGCTATAGCGTCGAACCAGGTGAACGCAGATACCTGGATTTTCGGCGACTGGGCGCAGGTATTGATTGCCCTGTGGGGCGTGGTGGATCTCAAGGTCGATCAGGCCACGAAGGCGGCCAGCGACGGCTTGATCCTGCGTGTCTTCCAAGATGTAGACGTCAACGCACGCCGTAAAGAGGCGTTCAGCATCGCCCGTAAAGCGCCACCAGCGCCCTAATCATTAACTAGCGGGCAGGTTTGGGGGCGTAAGCCCCCTTTTTTACGCAACAAGGAAACGATATGGCGACTGCAAAACCCTCCTCTCGTGTTGCCGTTATTGCCCTGGTAGGGCATTGGGATCACGGTGAGTTTGTGAAGAAAGACGCGCTGACGCACATGGCCAAGCGGGAAGCGAAGGAAGCGATCGCGGCTAAGGTGGTGCGTGAAGCCACCGAGGAAGAGATCAAGAAAGCAGCAGCCCCGGCAGCAAAGGGTAAAACGGCCGCTAAAGGCGACGAGTAATGATCGGCGACGACGATTGGCGGTCGTTCTTCGACCCGGATGAGTTCGGTTGCGAGCTGCGAATGGTGCTGGGCGGTGATGTGCGGGAAGTGTCGGGCATGCTGGGCGCGCCGCGCTCGCCTGACCAGCTACGCACTGGCAACCGTAACCAGGGCGGTGTGAGGGCGAAGCCGGGCGAGACGATCTGCCAGGTGCCACGCAGTGAGCTGCCGGAGGATTGGCCACAACGTCAGGTGCATCTCGACGGCAAGATTTACACCGCCGTCGAGGTGCTGCCGGTGGGCCGGATCCGGGTGGCGTTGGTGTTAGTGCCGTATAGCGAACGGGAGAAGCAGCATGCCGGGTGGCTTCGAGGTTAGCCTGCGCATGCAAGACGCGCAGAACCGCATGCCGGAGCTGATCAACGCGACACGCAAACAGCTCGACACCGCCGTCAACCGCGCCCTGCGGGGCGCTGGTCAATGGCTGCGTACTCACTCAGTACGTGAGCTGGGCCGGGAGCTGGGCATTGTCCAGCGGCCGCTGCGTCAACGCTTTCGCATGTATTCCCGCCTCGCCGATGGCGAAGTGAAAGTGTGGGTGGGCCTGACGCCGTTGAGCGTGCATTACCTGGGCAGCCCACGGCAGACGGTGACCGGCGTTCGCGTAGGTCGCAAGAATTACGACGGTGCATTCGTTAATCCGATGCGCAGTCGGCAAGTGATGGTGTGGCGTCGAAAGGGCCGCGAGCGCTTGCCCATTGAGCGCGTCACCGAAGAGATTGCCGAGCTGGGCGAGGCTGTGGTGCGCCGCTGGGAGCGCCGCGTGGAGGCGCGATTTATCGAACTGTTTGAGCAAGAGGCGCGTTATGTCCTATCGAGCACTTGAGCAGCCCAGCGACCTTTTCGACGCGATACGCGACACGTTGCTCGACCGGGTCCAGGCGATCCGGGTCGGCAATTATGACGAGTTCGGCAGTGCAGTGGTCGGCGGTGACGGTATCAACGGCGAGGTGCTGATCGAGTTTGAGCGTGCCATGCCTACCGACCGCTGGCCGGATGGCCGTTACGGCTACGACTACGCGATCACGCTGCACTGCGTAGTGGGCAGGCACAGCCACCGCGCGGCGCTGGAAGCCGTGAACCTTTCGGCAGCCGTGCAGAGGGTAGCTACGGATGCGCTGTGGGGGCTGCCGTTCGATCAGATCAAACGCCCGGAGCAGCTACGCGCCGAGCCGAGCTTTTTCAAAGAGGGTGCGGATGGCTACGACGCCTGGGGCGTGAGCTTCCAGCAGCAGATCAGCCTCGGGCCATCGCTGGCTGAAGAGGATCCCGTCACAGCGGGCATGCCGGGCATTGCCTGGCTGTCGCGTAACCCTGAGCTCGACCCGAACGACGAGGCGAGCTACGAGCCGCTAACTACTTAGTAAAGGCGCTTATGAGAGAGCTGATCGATCATATTGTCCGTGATGCCCTCGCGCCCTACATCGACCGCATTGCCGAGCTAGAGAACGAGGTCAACGACCTGCACCGGCGCGCCCGCAACCAGGGCAGGCGGGGCGTGGTGGTGGCCGTCGACTACGGCAAGGGGCTGTGCAAAGTGAAGCACGGCGGCAACACCACGCCGTGGATCCGCTGGGCGAGCGCCTCGGCGGGCGAAGTGAGCGAGTGGCGACCGCCGTCATTGGGCGAGGGCTGCGAGCTGATCAACCACGGCGGCGGTAACGATAGCGGCCAGAGCATCGCGGTGCCGGGCATACCCACGGCGGCGTACCCGCCTGCAGGTAGCAGCGGCACCCAGCACCGGCTGACGTACAAGGACGGCACGGTGCAGCAGTACGATTTTGCGGCGCATCGGTACCAATGGACGAACGGACAAACGTCCATCACTCACGACCGGGACGCCATCGTGCTGATGCACGGCGGCAACGGCATCCGCATCGATGCCAGTGGCGTGCATGCAATCGGCAACGGTCTGGATCACAACGGCAAAAACGTGGGTGAAGACCACAAGCATGACGGCATCCAGCCAGGTCCAGCGCAGACAGGTGAACCCGTATGATCGGCATGGACAGAGAAACCGGCCGCACGATAGACGCGTGGCCACAACTGGTATCACGCATTACCCAAGTGATGACCACGCCCATCGGTGGCCGCGAACACCGCCGCCGCTTTGGCTGCCGGGTGCCGGAGCTGCTGGGCCGCTTGAACAGCGATGATGTGCTGATTCTCGCCCAGAGCCGCGCGATTGCCGCGTTTTACGAGCCGATCAATAACATCGGCGACTTTAAACCCACGCGCTGCGTTGCCAGCCGCCACGCCACCGGCTTACGCCTGGCATTCGACGGCACCTGGCAGCGGCAGCGCGTGCAATTCGAGGTGGGCGTCTAATGCTGATACCCGGACAAAACCGCCTCGCCGACCCGGCGATCGTCGAGGTGCCGCCGTTCGAGCAGATGCTCGCAACGTTCAAAGCGGTAACGATTGCCCACGTAGCGGAAAGCGACCAGGCACTTTCGGAAAGGATCCGCGCCACGTTGGAAAGCGAATCGGAGGTTTTCACCAAGTTGGTCGAGGTGGCCACGGTGATGCTGCAGACCGAGCGCCGCCACCGCAATGAGCAGATCAAGCAAATGCTGGCGTGGTGGGCCGAGGGCAGCAACCTGGACGCCAAGGTGGCCGACTTGGGCCTGCAGCGACAGACGATCACCGAAGGCGACCCATCGGCGTTTCCCCCGGTACCGGCGGTGAAGGAAGACGACGAAAGCCTGCGGTTGCGGCACTTTCTCGCGCCGTACAGCTTCAGCGTGGCGGGGCCGCGCCTGGCGTATCAGTTTCACGCAATGACCCTCAGCGCCCGGCCACAAATTAGTGTGGCCACGCCAGAAGAGGGGGTGGTCACGGTCACGTACCGGCTACCCAGCGGCACGCTGGCGGGCAAGGTGAAGGATGCGGTGGGCAAGCGCACTGCGCCTGGGCAAGTACGTGTCGCGCTGCTCTCCCGGGAGGGCGACGGCACGCCGAGCGAAGCGCTGCTCGACGAGGCGCGCGCGCACTTCGCACGCAATGACGTTGCCCCGGCCACGGATGAAGTGACAGTAACCGCGGCGGATATCGTCAACTGGCAGTGCCGCGCGGTGATCTACATCAACCGTGGGCCGGATCCCCGCGTGGTGCATCAGCAGGCGATTAAAAACGTGCAGCGCTACGCGGATGAACAGCACCGCATCGAGGGCTTTATCGAGCGCAGCGCGCTGGGTACCGAGCTGCACAACGCCGGAGCCGTGCGCATCGAGCTAGACATGCCAGCCGAGAGCCTCGCCGCTGCTGACTTCACTGCGCCGTACTGCACCGGCATCGAGATCGAGGTGCTCCAGTTATGAGCCAGTACTCGCTGCTGCCGGAGAACGCCAGCCGCCTGGAGCGCGCGTTCGAGCGTGCGTTTGCCGGGATGCTGGAGGGCATTGAAGCGCCGTTCCCGGAGCTGCTCGATCCGCAGCGCACACCGCCCGCCATGCTGCCGTATTTGGCACAGGATCGCGGCGTTGCTGAGTGGGATGGGGACGCCTCGACCGAGCTTTTGCGCCGCACCGTGGCGAACGTGTGGCCGATCCGGCGCTTGGCGGGCACCCGCCACGCCCTGGTGCTGGCCGTGGATGAGCTGGATTACGACGCCGAAGTTATTGCGTGGTACGACGGGAACGCCGAGTTCGCGGATCCGTACCACCTGGAGGTGATCGCCTGGAAGCGCGGCAATGCGCCGATTGATCAGGCCATTACTGAGCAAATGCTCCGAAACCTGAGCTATGCGAAGAGCGAGCGTGACGAACTAACGTTGACGCTGGCACTCGGTGCCGAAAGCGCCTTCGGGCTGAGCGGTGCGGCTGATCCCTCGGTAATGGCACGCGATGATTCGCCAGACGGCCGCATCCTTGCCAGCCCTACGGTGACCGCCACGCTTTGCCCGGTGGCGGTTGCTGAGTCTGCCAGCACTACGTTTGATGCCAATCCGGCATCAAGAATTACTGCCAGCCCTACGGCGGCCGCCACGCTTAGTGTCGCGGGTGCTGCCGCGTGGCTGGTGTTCACCGATCATGAGGGCTAACGCATGAGCATCTTGCGATACACAAATGCTGGTCTGGCTGAGCTGATATCGGCAAAAAACGAAGGGTTAAAAGGCGCGATTACCCATGTCGCGGCGGGCACTGAAAAGTACACCCCTTCTCACTCACAAACACGCCTACGCAATGAGCGTGATCGAGTTCTGGTTGCCGACTATGAGGATATTGGTCCGACTCAAATTCGGCTAGCGGCGCGATTTGATAGCGACAAAGAGTACGAGGTTGGCGAAGTTGGTTTTTACCTAGCCAGCGGCACGCTGCTGGCTGTGTTTTCCGCACCGAATACCACGCTGACGTATAAGAGCCAGTACTCGCACTGGCTGCAGCGCTTCACGCTGGATTTGACGCCGCTGCCCAGCGAGAGCGTGACGGTCAATGTGGGCGTGCCTAACGTCAACCTTCTCATGGCCGCTGAGCTAGCCACGGTGGGCGCGGCCACGATTAGCAACATGGCACGCCAGACCGACCTGCTGTTTCGCGTGATGGAGCTGGAAAAACAGCACTAGGAGACACGATGGCCACTGCACCCACGCTTGCCCTGATCGAGGGCACCACGCTGGCGTTTTCTACCGAGTGGGCAACGGACGACGAGGCGCGCACGCCGATTGATATGACCGGCTGCACGGCGCGCTTTGTGATTGTGCCGGAGGATTCCCGCCGCGCCCTGGTGGAATGCACCACGCAAAACGGCGGCATCGAGATCGACGTGGCCACCGGCACGATCAGCATCCGCGTTGCGCCTGAGCAGACCGCCGAGCAGCTCTCGGACGCTTGGAAAAACGCCCGCTATGAGCTGCGCATCACGTTCCCCAGTGGCGATGTTTACAGTCTGCTGCGGGGCAAGGCCACGCTAACGCCTGGTGTTGCCAATGAGTAGCCAGCGGGTGGTGGTCACGGTGCCGGTTGAGCGGATCGTCACCGTGCGCCTGGGCGATACGGTGGTAGAGGTTCGACAGCCCGCCGCGCCGCGCCTGCAGGTACTGACGTTCGGCTACCAAGGCCCAGCGGGCACGCTGAGCGGTAACGTGCTGCAGCGGGTCGAGCAGACCAGCGCCGATGCAGCCGCTGCCCGCGAATCAGCAGATACTGCCGGACTGGCAGCGGCTACCGCCCAAGAGGCGGCAACGGGAGCCGTTGAGAGCGTTAACACGCTGATACGCTCACTCCAAAACGCATTTGAATACCACGCCGGAGCCATCGGCGTTAATGAGGAATAGAGGCCACCATGGCACTACCCACCACGATTGAGACGATGCTGACGGCGGTGAATAACCTGCTGGGCACCATCGACGGCAAGCTGCGCAACAAGGCCAGTAAAACCGAGCTAGCGGACGGCTTAGCGCTGAAAGCCAACAAGAGCGAAACGCTCACGCCCGCTGAGATCGAGGCGCGCATCCAGTCGCTGATCGGCAGCGCGCCGGAGGCGCTGGATACCCTGGTCGAGTTGGCCAACGCGCTAAACAACGACCCGGATTTTGCCAGCACGGTGACCACGGCGCTGGCAGCGAAGGCCACTAAAGCCGAGCTGGAAAACGCCCTGGCGCAGCTCACCGACGCATTCACCCAAGGCGCTGCCACGATCAGCGCGGCCACACCGGAGTAAACACCGATGAGTTTAGAAAGCCAAATCGCCGCGCTTGTCAGCGCCGCCAACAGCCTCACCAGCCAAGTGGCTGGGAAGATGAACCAGATCGATCAGAAGGTCGACGAAGCAGTCACGAGTGTTCCGCGCACTATCAATGAAAAAGCCTATTCGCGGTTCTATTTAGACCCGATGGCTGGCAACGATAGCAATGACGGCCGAACTACGAACACCGCCAAGAAAACGCTACTAGCGATCGAACGAGAAATGGTCGCAGGCTCGGTCGTTGTCATAGAGCTTATGAATGACCTGATAGTCGCAGCGGATCACACGTTTAACTACAACCAGAACGTCTGGATCAGAGGGTATGGGGACAGGGTTCCGAAGATAGTCTTCACGCTCTATACAGATGCAGAAGGCTATCATCGCTTCGGATCACTGCACCGCTGGAAAAATGTGAGCCTGTCGTTCCAAGAGATTCAATTCGACATAGACACATCCGCCGCCAGTGATGGGTTTAATTTCAGAACCAGCAGGAACAGTGCCATCCAAACCAATGCCAGCTCTGCCCTGGCACCCAATATGTATGTGCGTTTCAGAGCGTGTGATCTCTCCTTGTTTATCGAGAAGTCCTATGCAGAGACAGGTGGCGCAGTGGGCGGAATGAAGCTGATGGAAATCACGAACAACTTTGCCGTCTTCATCGCCAGTAACACGACGTTTTCTAGTGATGAAGTGAAGAACAAAGCGGTCGTGTTCCGTGATGCATCTGCGCTGATAGCAACAGATAAGCGCCTGATTGTTTCAGATATGAACCTCGTTTCATAAAGGAGCTAGTGATGAGAGAAGTAACGTTTGTTTATCAAGGCAAGAAATATCTGAACTTCAGCATGGATCATGCCATTAAAGTCGGGGTGCCCGAATCCGTGTTGCGGAATGCGCTATCTATTGAGCTGGCATCCGACATCGACACCGCCGCCGGCAACGCCCGCGCCTCTTTCGTCTCCCCAGGCAGCTACATCGATCAGGAGTATCTGCTCGCCAAACAGGAAGCACAGGCCTGGCTAGACAACGGCAAAGACGCCAACGCGATCCCATCCAGCGTGGAAGACCACATGGCCATGTTTGAGGTAGGCGCCGAAGCGGCCGCCACCGAGATCGTCGCCACCGCCGAGGCCTGGGAAACCGCATTGCGCGAGATCCGCCAGCTACGGCTGGGGGGCAAAGCGGCGGTTAGCCGCGCCGAAACGATTGAGCAAGCCGAGGCAGCGGCCCAGGCGGCGATTGAGCAGCTTAACCAGTACCGGCCGCAAGAGGGCGCGCTATGAACCGAACCCATCTTGAACACGCGCTAATTGCGCTGCTGATCCAGTTTGCGCTTTACCCGTTCATTGGCCTATGGGCTGCCGGTGCGGTAGCGGTGGCGGTGTTCCTGGGCCGTGAGATCGCTCAGCACGAATACCGCTTGGCGGTGTTTCGCGGCTGGAAGTGGGGCGGGCCGAAGCCGGTGCGCTGGCATGAAGGTTTTTGGCGCGGCTGGACGCCTGACTCAGTACTCGATGTGCTGTCGCCGCTGCTGGCCTGCTGGCTGATTGCCTGGCTGTCCCGCTACTGCCCGCTGCTCAGCTAGCCGCAACGCTACCCGCTACACCGACCCGCCTACAGGCGGTTTTTTTGTGCCTGGAGAAAGCCTTATGGCCAAGCAAAAACCACAACGCACCACCTACGAGGTGCTGGTTGCCTTCCCCTACCAGGGCGGCTGGACGACGAAAGGGCAGGAGGTCGACCTGCTGCCCGTTGAAGCGCGTGCGCTGCTGCGTGCCGAACGCATTCGCGCGAAAACTACCACTCAGGCGGTCGCTAAGCCCGCTGCCAAGCAAAAGGCACAATGATGGCTGAGATTCCAAACTTTGAGCATAACGGCATCACGCTGGAGACGAATCGCCCGCCTGCGCCGATGGGGCCGCTTGGCCCTAACGTGGTGGGGCTGGTGGTCACTGCGCCGGATCGTGACCCCAGCGTGCCGTTAAACGTACCGTTCCGCATTGCCAACATGACCCAGGCGCAACTGCTGGACACCACCGGCGATGAAGGCGGCACCGGCTGGCATGCGGTAAGCGAGATCCTCAAGAAAGCCAGCGTGCCGGTTTACGTGGTGGTGGTGGAAGAGGGCGAGCTGCCGGAAGCGACCACGGGTAACGTGGTGGGCGGTGTGGATCCTGCGTCTGGCCAGCCGCTGGGTATCGCCGCCCTGGCAGGCTGTGCGGAGGTGCCGACGATCATCGGCGCGCCGGGTTACTCCGACGAGAAAGCGGTCAGCGATGCGCTGGCCACGCTGGCTCGCCGCATCTACTGCCGCTTTGTGATCGATGGGCCTGACGTTCAGATCAGCGAGGCGGTTGAGTTCAGCGAGACGCTGGGCGGCGAGGGCACCGGCTACCGCCGCTGCTACGTGGCGTATCAGATGTGCGAAGTTTACTCGCGCGCGGCGCAGGGCAACGTGTTCGTTGCGCCCTCGGTGCATGCGATCGGCGCGTTGGCGGCTGTGCAGCCGTGGGAAAGTCCCGGCAACCAGGGCGTGCTGATTCAGGGCGTGTCGCGGCATGTTGACTACAACATTCTTGATAAAACCACTGACGGCGACCTGCTCAACCGCTACGGCATCAGCTACTACGCGCGCACCTCGATGGGCGGGTTCTCGCTGATCGGCAACCGCACGGTGACCGGCGAGTTTGTCTCGCACGTGGGCCTGGAGGACGCCATCGGCCGCAAGATCGTCGGCGCGTCGCAGAAGGCCATGGCGCAGAACCTGACCAAGAGCTTTATGGAGCAGGAGGTGCGCAAGGTCGATGCGTTCATTCAGGACCAGGTCGCGGCGGAGATCATTCCCGGTGGCCGCGTGTACCTGCACCCCGACCTGAACACGGTCGAGCGCTACAAAAACGGTAGCTGGTACATCGTCATCGAGTACGGCCGCTATTCCCCCAACGAGCACATGATCTTCCACATCAACGCGGTGGATTCGATCGTGGAAGAGTTCCTGGAAGAGGTGCTGTAAGCCATGGCAACTGAACGTAAAAGAATGATCCTCGGCGGCAGCCTGAACGGCTGGCCGCTGATGCACCAGCTTGAGGAGTTCACCCCGGTGAATATCCAGAAGGTGATGGAGACGGCCCAGGGCGGCCGCTTCGCACCAGAGCGGATGTGGGTCGGCCTCGAGGAGCTCGAGTGCCAGATCGTGCTGATGGGCGCCGGACTCGAGCTGGTGATCGCCCAGGGCATCACCGCTGGCGATACCGTCGAGCTGGACGTGCGCGAGTCGCAGGAGGATCTCGAGGGCAACACCTTTGCCGTGTGGCACCAGGTATCGGGCGAGGTGATCAACGTCGAGCGGACACCCTCGAAGATGCGCGAGAAGCCCCAGGTGACCCTGACGATCTCGCCGGTGCGCTCGATCATGCTCGAGAACGGCGCGACTATTCACAACATCAACCTGCGCACCCAGGTGATCAACCTGGGGCAGGGCGACATCATGGAGCGTCATCGCCGCAACATTTTGATGGCGTAACGCGCTGACTGCTGACCACACCGCGCCGTCCTGGTACCAGGGCGGCGCTTTTTTTTATGCCTGCACGAAGGATTGACGAGATGTGGAAACCCGACCCCCTGCCGCTGCGTTGGCCGCTGACGCTGGACGATGGCCAAGTGCTTAAAGAGCTGCCCCTGCGCCCGATTCTGCACAAAGAGCATACGACGCTACTAGCCGAGCTAGACAACCAGAAAGCCGCGCGCGCGGGCAACGGCGATGCGATGGACGATGCCGAGTATGACGAGCTCGCTTTTTTGGGGCTGGCCACGCTGACGACCGAGCAGCCGGAAAGCGTTATTTTGAAGATGAAGCGCCCCGACTTTAATGCGCTGGCCAAGCGGGTCCAGAAGATGGTCTCGCTGACCAGCCACCACTTTATGACCGCCGAGCAGCAGCGCGCGTCGACGAAGGATAATCCGGTGCTGTTGGTGCCACTGAAAGCCAGCGATGGCGTGACGTATGAGCGGATCGAGCTGGAAGTGCCCGACCTGATGGCCAGCCGGATGATGCGCAAGATCAAGGATCGTCTGGAGCGCGCGGAGTTCATCACCGCCAAGTGTACGGGTCTGATCGCGCATGACCTTCATCAGCTCACCGTGCCGGACTGGAACACGCTCCAGCAGCGGGTGAACGATTTTTTGAACGAGACGGCGGAATCGTTTCCCTTGCCGACATCGACGTCTTCGGCGATGTGATTCCGCTGGTGTATCAGGTAAGCGAGAAAGACCTGCTGAGCTGGCCGGTGGATAAAGCGTTTAGGCGTTATGAACTGGCCTTGAAGCGGCTTAAAGCCGGGCACTAGGAGCACGTATGGCGAGTAAGTACAGCGTTACTCTCGCGGCTGATGACGGCTATAGCGCCGCGTTCCGGGGCTTTGCCGAAGCCGCTGAAGAGATGCAAGAGAGCATGCGTGGCCACCAGGCCGAGCTGCGTGAGCTCAACCGGCTCAGCAGGCAGATGGAAGGCTACCAGAGCCTGCAGGGGGATCTATCAGCGACGTCCGCCGCGCTGGAAGATGCCCGCGAAAAGCAGGCGCGGTTAGCGCGTGAGATGCGCAACTCGGAAGAGCCGAGCCGACGCCTGCAGAATGAGTACGACCGGACGACGGCCACGGTGGCCAGCCTGTCGGCTGAGCATCGCGCTCAGACAAACGAGCTGGACCGGCTGCAGGGCAGCCTGGAAGGCGCGGGGGTCGACCTCAACCGCTTTGCTGACGAGCAGCGGCGGATCGAGGACGCGACGCGCTCGACGAACGCGGTGCTGGAAGACCAGCGGGCACGGATGCAGGCCGTTAGCGATGCTCAGGCGCGGGTAACGGCGGCTGAGGGCCGCATCGAGGCGAACCGGCAGGAGCGCTCGCGGCTGCGCGGCGAGATCGTCGAGACGTTGGCTTTGGGTTACATCGCTAGCCGACCGATGAACAGCGCGATGGACATGCAAACGTCCATGGCGGACGTGGCCAAGGTTATCGACTTCGCCGAAGGCGAGCGCGAGCAGTACGCCAATGCCAACCTGCGCCTGGCTAGCGACCGTTTGATCGCGTCGTCGGGCATCCGTGGCACGGACATTACCGAGATCCAATACGCGGCTGGCCAGTCGGGCATTTTCAACGACATGGAGGGCCAGGAGCGCTTTGATGGCGTGATGAACTTTACGCGTCAGGCCGCGATCATGGCGGCGGCGTTTGACGTGAGCGCGGGCGAGGCCGGATCCGCGATGGTGTCGTGGCGGCAGGGCATGAGCCTGGACGGCGACCAGGCGCTGGAGCTGGCCGATGCGGCGAACCACCTGGGCAACAACTTCAACACTACCGCCGCTGATTTGACGGAGCTGCTGACGCGCACTGGCTCACTGGCAGTGAATGCGGGCATGACTCCCACGCAGGCGGCGGCGCTGGGCGCGGCGTTCCTCAACCCTGGCACTAACCGTGAGGTAGCGGCCACCGGCTTGCAGAACTTTACGCTGGCACTGACTCAGGGTCGAGCGACGACGAACAAGCGCCGCGAGCAGTGGGCAGAGCTGGGCTTCGAGCCTGAAGAGCTGGCCAGGCGCATGCAGGAAGATGCGCCGTCAGTCATACGGGAAGTGCTTCAGGCGATTCGAGCTGCGCCCGAAGAGGAGCAAAGCGCGATCACCGAGACGCTGTTCGGCAAAGAGTCGATCAAGGCTATTTCACCGCTGCTCACGAACCTGGGCGAGGTGGACAAGGCGTTCAGCGAGGTATCGAGTTCGGCGCAGTACAGCGGCTCGATGTTGCGCGAAGCGGAGGGCGTTGCTGATACGAGCCGGACGACGCTGAACGTGATGACCGCCGAAGTTGATCGGCTGGTGACACAGATCGGCAACGGCATGCTGCCGGTGTTCGAAGCCGTTGCGCCACCGATTACCGCTGTGGTTGGTCTCATGGCTGACTTTACTGAGCAGAACACCGAGCTGGTCGGCGTGCTGGCCGCAGGCGCGGCGGGCCTGATTGCGGTGAAAGCGGCGGTGCTGGGCGTGCGTTATGCCGGGCTGCTCATCGGTCAGGTGGGTAATCGCGGTGCGCTGATGCGTGCGCGGCTAGACCAGCGGACGGCTCAAACGGCACTGATGGCCGATGGTGCGGTTGCACGGCTGAACGCCACGCTGGGCAGGCTGGGCGCGGTAGGCGGTGCCGCAGCAGCAGGAGGCCAGCGTGGAGGGCGTACCGGATCCACTGGATCCGCCGGAGCAGGCGCGGCGGCAGGCGCTGCCGGGGCTGCTGGAGCCGCAGGCGCGGCGAGTCGTGCTGCGCCCGGTGTACAAAACGGCTGGCGAGCATGGATGGCCAATGTGGGTAACAGCCGCGCAGGCCAAGTGGCGGGCAAGGTAGCGTTACCCGTTGCGCTCACTGCCGGTGCTATCGGTGTGGCCAACGCTGTTGGCGATGGCGATGCGGCCGAGGTGGGCAGCACGGCCGGTGGGCTTGTCGGCGGCATGGGTGGCTTCTGGGGTGGTTCGGCGGCCGGTGCCGCGCTGGGTACGATGGTGTTTCCTGGCGTGGGCACTGCTGTGGGCGGTATGGCCGGTGGTATCGCGGGCAGCTTGGCGGGTACCGCTGCAGGATCCTGGGTGGGCGAGCGTCTCGGCGCTGGCTGGGAGTGGGCGTTCGGCGACGATGAAAGCCCTGCTGCAGCACCGAGCCAGCAAGCTGCCGGATCCGGTAGCGGGGTCCTGGGCGGCAGCGGGTCGTTTACCCAGCAGGTGAACCAGGCGCGCCTTGCGCCCCAGGCGGCTGAGCCGCCGCCGCTGTTGGCGTTGCCGGTGATGCCGAGTACCGGCGATTCTGCGCCGACCGATTCTGGCAGTGCGTCGCCGAGTGCCAGCGGCGGGATATTGGGTAGTAGCCAGGCGTTTACGAAAGAGGTACGCGAGGCCGCAACGCAGCACCGCGAAGCCCTCGACGCCCTGGATGAGCGCCTGGCCAACCCGCCCAGCCTGCTGGCCGCACCGAGCGAGGTGGCGGGCAGCATCACGCAGACCAACCAGACCGACTCCCGTGTTATTTCCCCCACGTTCGACATCAAGATCGAGGCCAGCGGCGACGCTGACCGCGACCGTGAGCTGCTTGATCGCTTGATGGAGCGCTTACGTAGCGAGCTGATGCCGATGCTGGGCGCGGGTACCTCCGGCCTCGATGTGCGCCTGGGCGCTTCGTTAACCGATAGGAGTGACTGATGCGGCAACAGATGGCGTTAGGCGAGGAGTTCGTGTTCTCGCTGGGTAGCGGCTTCCCTTATAGCAGCCTGCAGCGCAAAAGCGATGGCGGGTGGATCGAGATCGACATCACGTATGCGAAGCCCAGCAGTCAGAACACCGGGCAGGCGCTCGAGCAGATCCGGCTCTCGGGCACGGCGTTCTATGCGGCGGGCATGCAGCGGCTGGATGAGCTGCGGGCGATGCAGAACGAACGCCGACCGTATGTGCTGGTAGACGGCCTGGGTAACAACCTGGGCCGCTGGAAAATCATGTCGGTCGAGGAGCAGCAGACCCGTGTGATCGACGATGGCACGGCCATGAAAGTGGCGTGGGTGCTGCAGCTAGAGGAGTTTGTCGACGATGCCGCGAGCAGTGATGACGATAGCGGGGGATAGCGTAGGGCGCATCGCTTGGCGTGAGCTGCGCCGGGACGATGACACAACGATCGAAGCGGTCTGGGCGCTCAACCCAGGACTGGCGGCCTACGGGCCGCTTTTGCCGTCTGGCGTGCGGGTAACGCTGCCGGACATTAAACCGCGCGCCAACACGGCGCGCCGAGTGGTGACCGCATGGGATTAGGTTACACGCCGGTGGTGCGCATCACCGGCATGCACGCGGACATGATCAACGACCGTCGCTTGATCGATTGGGAGCATATCGACGCCGCCGGGCTTGAATCTGACCGGCTGCATTTGACGGTCGACACGCGCGGCGTGGAAGGGCTGCCCCGCGAAGGCGAGCGGCTGGGCATCGAGTACGGCTACGCCGAGGGCGAGGTGGTTAACAAGGGTGATTTTGTGATCTCCCGCGTGACGCCGCGACTTTTCCCGGAGCAAATTTTGATTGTGGCCACGGCCGCACCGTTTCGCACGGCAGATGAAAGCGCGTTCCGGGAGCGTCGTTCGGCCAGTTTTGAGGGCACCACGCTGGGCGAGGTGTTTCGCACGCTGGCCAGCCGCCACGGATTTTCGCCACGCGTAGCACCAGAGCTGGAAGGGATCCCGGTCGCGCACGCCGATCAGGCAGACGAGACGGATATGTCGTTCATCACGCGCCTGGCTCGCGAGCATGACGCGGTGGCCAAGCCGGTGGGCGAGCGTTACGTGCTTGCCCGGCGTGGGCAAGTGAAGTCGATCAGCGGGCAGGATCTGCCGATCGTCACGCTCTCGGTACCGCCGAACAACCAGCCCGGCGAGATGGGGTTCACGAACGCAACGATGGAGCGCGAGGCGCGGGTGCGCTTTAGCGGCGTGCGCGCGGCCTGGCTGAACGGTGAAGAGGGCGTGGAGGCGACGGTGGAAGCAGGCGGCGAGCCGTTCAAGCGGCTGCGCCAGAGCTATGCCAATGAAAGCGAAGCGCGCCGGGCAGCGGAAGGTGAGCAGCGAAAACTCAAGCGGGAGCGAGAGAAATTGCGGGTGGAATGCCCCGGAAATCCGGCACTTGCAGCCGAGGGGCGGATCCTTCTCGACGACACTTGGCCAGGCTACATGCGGGGTGAGTGGTCGCTCGACCGGGTGACTGCGCGCGGATCTCGCCGATATGGCTACCGCTGCGTTTTGGAAGCAACGTGGCCAGAAGGCCGCGAAGAGTAGATCTAGATGGAGGGCGCGACAACGGTGCGGTAACACCGCTGCCGCGCTGACACACTCGATGCACCGAGTGGGCCAGCCATGGCCCCCCATGCCTGCACAGGCGCTGGGGAGGCTACCCGATAAGTAACTGACCCACAAGGACGAAGATGTCTAAACCATTCATTCAGTGGATGGGCGGCAAGCGCCGCCTGGCTAAACACATTCTGCCGAACTTCCCTGACCACCAGTGCTACGTTGAGCCCTTCGCGGGCGGCGCGGCGCTGTTTTTCATGAAGCAACCCAGCAAAGTGGAGGTGATCAACGACACCAACAGCGACCTGGTCAACTTGTACCGGGTGGTGCAGCACCACCTGGAGGAGTTCGTGCGCCAGTTCAAATGGGCGCTGGTCTCGCGCGAGATGTTCGCGTGGGAGAAGCTCAAACACACCGACACGCTAACGGATATCCAGCGGGCCGCGCGGTTCTACTACCTGCAGCAGCAGGGCTTTGGCGGTAAGCTCAACTCGAACTTTGGCATATCCACCACGTCTGGCCCTGGCCTGAACCTGCTGCGGATCGAGGAGAACCTCAGCCAGGCCCACCTGCGGCTCGCGCGGGTATTCGTTGAGAACATGGACTGGAAAGCGGTCATGAAGCGTTACGACCGGCCGCACACGTTGCATTACCTGGACCCGCCGTATTGGGCCACCGCTGGCTATGAATGCGAGTTCCCGTTCGAGGAGTACGAGGCGATGGCCACGCTTGCGCGGGAGGTGCAGGGGAAGGTGATTATCTCGATCAACGACCACCCTGACATACGCCAGGTGTTCGATGGGCTGCGGATCGAGGAGGTGTCGCTCAACTACACGGTGGGCGCGAGCAACAGCAAGAAGGCCAAGGAACTGGTGATTTACAACTGGTAGAAGCGAGAAACCCCCACCGCCGAGGCGGTGGGGGATTTTTGCGTGATATAGTTCTGGAAAGCACATCGTTGGGGAAACACATGAGCGACTATCCGTTTAACCGTCGATTGAAAGCGATCGCCAGCGCGCTGGAGCTGCAGGATCGGGACATTGCTCGCGCCGTTGTGCTGGGCGGTGGCGAGGCGAGCCGCTACCGCGCGAGTAGCTGGAACCGTTCACCGGACGCAAAAAAGCGTGCTGCTGGTCGCCGCAACGCGGATCAGAATCGCCGTGTGAGGCGCTTTCGGCCGATGCTGGAAGAGGAGTTCGACGCGTTCTGCAGTGGCCTGAAGCCGATGCTTGATGAACTGGACGCATTGAGCAATGATGAAGGCGTTCCCCGCGAAAGCGGGGATGGTGTTGAAGCTGCCGAGTAGGCAGCTTAGCAAGATCTCGCAAAACGAAACGCCCCACTGCCTTTTGGCGGTGGGGCGTTTTGCGTTGTGGCCATGCGATGTTCTACGCGATGAGCGTGTGGATCTCTTGCTCGCTCAGCCCGCCTTCGACCAGGTCGCGGTAAGCGATCGACTCGCGTGCCCGCTTGAGGTCGCCGACCGTGCGCTCCCGCATCACCAGCTCGCTGTTGTCGTCGGGTGCGTCGGCAAAATGGCTGAAGGTTTGGCCAGGGAAGCACTTTCCGAGGTCGCTGAAAATAAAGCCGATCACCGTCTCGCAGGCGTCCTCGAGCTCTTCCTCGTCGCCGTCCTCGATGAGCTGCTCGATGTTGTCTTCGTCTGCCGAGTGGATCTCGACGTTGATCGGGCCGCGCGGGCCTTCGATCACCATGATGATCTCGTCGTCAGTGTCGCGCGCGATGTGGGCGGTGGCCTTGTGGCGTGTGCTGGTGTGGATGTTCATGCCTGGGCCTCCTGGATGATGGCCATCGCGTCGTTAAAAAAGCGCTGGAGGTCATAGCAGTCCATGCCGCTATCGTCCTCGATGTCGCTGTAGTCGCCCTTTTCGATCTCGATCACGGCCCCGGAAAAGACCGGGTCGTTGGCCGCATAGCTTTCGGCGAGTGCGTGCAGGCGCTTCATGACTTCAGGTGTTGCGTGATCAGAGTCGACGTGGAGTGTAATCATTTGCCCATCCTCGTTTGGTATTGGCGGGCCTTTGGCCGTGCCCGCCTTTGTTTGCTTTTACTCAGCTTCTTCCAGGATTTTGTATAGCAGCCGCTGGCTAGCCAGCGGCTGTTTGTACTGAACGCAGGCATTGGAGATCGCGAGCAGTGCGTTGTAGCCCATGCTGTCGATTGAGTCGTCGTAAGCGAGGATATATGAGTCGTATTCCCCAGCCGCTTCAGAGATCGCAAACTGCACCGGGTAATTCGACGTGGCTCTGATCACGGCATCGATGTTGCGCATCGAATTCTTAACGCTGTGCAGCAGGCTGAGTGCTGCCAGGGCCATGGAGACTTGAACAACATCAGGCTTGGGTGCTTCGTCTGGCTGGTCGTCAATGCCGAGCGCTTGCTGAGGTTGGGCTGCATTCCCTCTGCTCGTGTAAATGCTGATCGATTCAGCGACGGCTTCTTTCAGGGTTTCGAAATCTTGCTCGTTGAGAGTGTACTTTTTAATAGCCATGCTGGTTTCCTCGGCTTGTTATGGCAGGCCCTGCGGCCTGCCGTTAAACACACTATAAGCCAAAATGTACAAAAGTACAAATGTACATTTGTGTTTTAGTCGAGATGCTCCCAAGGCGCTGAGGGCAGGCGCTGCGACCACTCCCGGTACTCCTCGGTAAGAGGGTTTAGCCATGCGATATCGGCGGCGGGTGTGGCCTCATTCTGGCGGGCTTTCTCCAGGGCGCTGTTGGCCACGCGGTGCGCCAGGTTGTTGCGCGCGACCCAGGAGCCTCCGAACGTGTCATCGTGCCATACCCATAGCGAGCCGCGTTGCTCCTGGTCAGGGTAACGGCACGCCATCCAGCGATTGCCCTGGTACTCGCTCTCTGTGCAATCCATGCGGTGCATGCCTTCGTCTGCGTGCAGGCGCTCCATGTCGCGGCCGTCTGGATTATTGCGGTCGTTCTGCCAGGCCATGAATGCGATGGCCACAAATGCGCCTGCGGCGAGCTTGGTGATTAACTTCATGCGGTGTTCCCTTACTGTTGATCAGTAAAGGCTACCATGGTGTGCGCGCAGAAAGTGGTGTGGGGAGTGCAACAGAAGGCCCCGCTGGGTGGCGGGGCTGGGGTGGGGTTATCCGGCAACTGAGTGAATTTGAAAGGGGAGCGGCACACGAGCCAGTGTTGCTTCGGCAGCCTCGACGGCATTGCCAAACTCTTGACTGGGGTTAGCGTCTTGGATGGCAAGTATTTGTGCCTGCTTTGAGCCGTCATAAAGCGTTATGTCAGCATCCCCTACGGTGTACGCCGCAAGGCGCTTGCTCGGGCATTCATCTATTACCGCCTGCAGCCTGGCAACCCATGCCGCTTCTTTCCTTGTCAGTTTGGTCATGGTGGTCTCCTTAGCGTCGCTTGGTCAGGTCGTCGAACAGTTCATAAAGGACGTACAGCACGCCCCAAATGATGAGTAGCAAGGCCAGTAAGCCGCGCCCCAGGCGCTTGAGCGCGCTCATGGCTTGGCCTTCAGGGCGTCGTGGGCGTCTTTCAGGTGCTGCCCGGTGAGCGTGAGGGTTCGCTCGCTGCCCATCTCGCGCGCGGTGTAAAAGCCATCCAGGCAGCGCTTCTGGCGAAGGCGGCGCGCCATGGCGTCGCCATTGCCGCTGGGGCGGCGAAACTCCCAGGCTTGGGCAAACGGCGCGAGGGCAGCTTCTAGCGCCTGTATGCGCGCCTGCTGGCGTTCCAGGGTTTTCTCTACGCGTGAGATAGTGGTGTTCATTGCGCCTCCCCCAGCAGTCTCAGCAGGCTGCGGGATACACAGGCGGGAGTAGTTTCCTCAGCGGCATAGCGTGCGACCAGGTCGCGATGCGCCAGCGCGTTTTGCAGCGTGATCTGGCGGATTGTGGTAATCTCTTGCTTCGACATAGCTTTCCATCCTCGGTTTGTTTATGTCCGCCTGGTAGTCGGTGGCCGCCGACTGCCGGGCATTTTCACTTAAGGGCTACTCGCCCAGGATCCGGTCGATGTCTTTGACGTCGAAACGCCCTTCCCCTCGCCGGTACTTCTCGAAAAGATCCTCTACCGCTTCATCCAGGAAGCTCTTCACCGGCACGTTGTCGCGGCTCATGACGCGCATGCTGCTGAGCTTGCGGTGTGTGTCTGGATGCGTGTCATACGGCACCCGCTTGGGCTTCACTTCCTCAGTTACATCACGGAGCGCGCGTTCTACGTGCTTCGGCGCTTCCTTTGCTTCCGTGGTCGACGCGGGCTTGCGTGTCGTCAGTTTTTTGCGTTCAGCCATGGATAAACTCCAGTGTCTCTTTGCCCAGCGCCTCGATCTCCTGCCGGGCCTTGTCGCCCTCGGGTAGATCCATCACGCTACCGCCGTTGGCACAGTCGGCATACGCCACGCGCTGAGTGGTTAGCGCGTTAAAGATGGGCAGGTTGTACTCAGCCAGGGCATCGCGCACTTCGCGGCCAAGATGAGTGTTTTTGATCGCGCGTGATACGACGAAAGCGGCTTTAGGCTTGCCGTCCGTCACTTCGCGTCGCGCGTGGATTAGATCGACCAGATCTTCGCAGGCGTAGATATCGAAGGGGCTGGGCTGGCAGGGGATCAGCACCGCATCGGCTATTTTGATGGCTGGCGTGATCAGCTCGCTGATTTGCGGCGCGCCATCCAGAATTACGTAGTCGTACCCGCCAGTAACGCGGGGGAGGTCACGCGCCACTTGCTTGCCCATTCCCATGACCGGGAACACATCGTCGCTTTCGCGCGTCTCGCTCCACTCAGTAGAGCTGCCCTGCGGGTCTAAATCGACAAGTACCACCTTGTGGCCCGATGCGTGCAGCCAGCACGCTAGGTTGGTAGCTACGGTGGTCTTTCCCGCCCCACCTTTCTGGTTCAGTACTGCAATCACTTTAGTCATTTGCCCGTTTCTCCTCGGTTTGTTCAAAGCACAAATGTACATTAGCACAAAAACACAAAAGTACAATAGTAGATTTGCCAGAGCTGCTTGGCGCTTTTTTCGCCTGGATCCTTTCTCACAATCCCTCATGCCGCTAACCATGCGGCTTCTGGCTGGTTAGGCGCGCTGCTGCTCGCTGCCAGTCCCTTTCATACACATGCCTTTTCCCTTCGCTACTCGATCACCGTGGCGCTATTTACTGCTTATCTACTAAACCTCCAATTCATGCCATTCAAAAAGAAAGCGCCTTAAACACAATAGGGCTACTTATGTATGTATGCCAAATAGCATACA